GAGACGCTTCTACTCCAGATTCTAAATCTCTAGTTGGTATACAAAAAATGGCAGCAGCAAATTCAAATACAGCTACTAGACATATACTACAATCTGGATTATATTTAACAGCTGAAACTTGTGAAGCTTTATCACTTAGAATATCAGATATATTAGAATATTCTCCAACTGCTGATGCGTTCGTTCAAGCAATGGGAGTGCATAATGTGGCAACATTAAAAGAAATGTCAGAATTACATTTATATGATTTTGGTATATTTCTAGAATTAATGCCAGACGAAGAAGAGAAACAAATATTAGAAAATAATATTCAAGCATCAATATCACAAGGTGGTATTGATTTAGAAGATGCTATTGATCTTAGAAGCGTTAGAAATGTAAAACTAGCTAATCAAATGCTTAAAATAGTTAGAAAGAAAAAAGCTGAACAAAAAGCACAAGAAGAAAAAGAATTAGCTAAAGCGCAAGGAGAAGCAAACGCTCAAGCAGCACAATCAGCTGCTGAAGCTGAAACACAAAAAGCACAAGAGTTGCATCAATTGCAAATGCAATTAGAAGAAGCAAAATCACAGTTTAAATCTAGACAAATGCAAGAAGAGGCTGAGATTAAAAAAGAGTTGATGCAAATGGAATTTGAGATCAACATGAAACTTCAACAAATGAATATGGAAGAAGTCAACATGAAAGACACATTAAAAGAAGATCGTAAAGATGAAAGAACAAAAATGCAAGCATCACAACAAAGTGAACTTATAGACCAAAGAAATAACAAAAAACCACCTAAAAACTTTGAATCCTCAGGTAATGATATTATAAGTGGGGATTTCGGTTTAGGAGCTTTTGGTCCTAAGTAAAATTATTAATTATTATTATATTATATTATGGAAGAAAAAAATGAAACTGTAGTTGAAGAAACTACGCAAGATCAAGTTGAACAAAGTTCTGTAGAAGAAACTACAGAAAAAGAAGAACAGGATTCACCCGTATCTATCAACGAAGAAGGTGATATTAAACTTGATATGTCAAAAGTAAGGGAATTAGAAAATAATATACCTGAACAAACTACTGAGACAACCGAAGATACAACTACTGAAGAAACTCCAGTTATAGAAGAAATAAAAGAAGATTCTACAGAGGAAAATATAGAGGAAAAAATAGAAGAACAAGTTGAAGAAGCTGTAGCAGAAGCTGAAGCAACTGGAAAACCTTTACCTGAGAATATTGAAAAGTTGGTTAATTTTATGGAAGAAACCGGTGGAGACATCGATGACTATGTAAAACTTAATCAAAACTTTGACGAATTAGATGATAAAGATTTGTTATATGAATATTATAAACAAACTAAACCTCATTTAAACAGTGAAGAAATTAACTTCCTTATGGAAGATTCGTTTTCTTATGACGAAGATGGAGATGATGAAAAAGAAATACGAAGAAAGAAATTAGCGTTAAAAGAGCAAGTTGCCAACGCTAAGAGCCACTTAGACGGGCAAAAGTCTAAATACTATGAAGACATTAAAATGGGTTCAAAGCTCACGAGTGAGCAACAGAAAGCAATTGATTTCTTTAATAGATATAACAAAGAAGAAGAAGCAAATAAGAAAATAGCAGATAAACAAAAGTCTGATTTCTTGAAGAAAACTGAAAATGTTTTCAACGATAAATTCAAAGGTTTTGAATACAATGTCGGAGATAAGAAATTTAGATTCAACGTGAGCAATGCTAAAGAGATTAAGGATACTCAAGGTGATATAAACAATTTTGTCAAGAAGTTCTTGAATGAAAATGGTGAAGTATCAGATGCTGCGGGTTATCATAAATCTTTATATACAGCAATGAATGCGGATGCTATAGCTAAACATTTTTACGATCAAGGACAAGCTGATGCTATGAAAAATAGTGTTACAAAAGCTAAAAATATAGATATGAGTCCTAGACAATCTCATGGTGAAATAAACGCTGGGGGAATAAAAGTAAAAGTGTTAGGTGATGATGCTTCTGATTACAAGTTTAAAATTAGAAAACAAAAATAAATAAATTTAAAAATTAAAAATTATGGCAATTTCAAATCCGGGTCCCGGTCATTCGGGAGTCGCTGGAACGCTAAATAGTGTACCTGCTTCGCAGAAATACTTATTAGCTTCAAATTACGTTGACTTTACTACCGCAGCTGGTAGTTGGGCTCAACAATATTTACCAGATCTTATGGAGAAAGAAGCTGAGGTGTTCGGTAATAGAACAATCTCAGGATTTCTTTCTAAAGTAGGGGCTGAAGAATCTATGACATCTGACCAAGTTGTTTGGTCTGAACAAGGTAGATTACACTTATCTTATGTGGGATCATTAGTTGTTAATTCTGGAGTAATTACAATCCAGACAGATATTGATGGTAACTCTTTGGATTCAACTTCACATCACGGTATACGTCTTAACGATATAGTTATCTTAGCAACTTCTGAAGGTGCTATTAAATGTAACGTTGGGGCTGTATCTGGTGCTGCTGTAACATGTTACCCTTATGAGCACAACGACATTGGTGATACAACTGCTTTCACAGCGGGTGCTACAGTTACAGCTACAATATTAGTTATTGGTTCTGAATTTGGTAAAGGTGTTCAAGGTCAAGGAGCTGTTACTACAACTGTTAATAATGGTTATGGTGCTGTTAGACCAAAACATACTTCATTTACTAATAAGCCAATTATTATTAAAGATTACTATGAAGTTTCTGGATCTGACACAACTTCAATTGGTTGGGTTGAGATTTCAGGTGAAGACGGACAAAGTGGATATCTTTGGTACTTAAAAGCTGAAGGTGATACTAGAGCTCGTTTTACTGATTATTTAGAAATGACAATGCTTGAAGCTGTTAAAGGTACAGCAGCAGCAGGTGATACTGACGCTGATCATGGTGTTGGTGGTTTAACTACTGGTAACATTATTGGTACTGAAGGTTTATTTGCAGCTATTGAAACTAGAGGTAATGTTACCACTGGTATTCTTGGTACTAACGCAGCAA